GCCACCATTACCGGGTCACGCGCAAGTTTGAGTGCTGCATTTGTAAATGCCGTACGCACCACAGATTCTGGATCAACAACTTTCTCTATGCGTACGGAGCGAGGCGTCGCGGCAAAGGCCATCGCAGAGCATTTCACCATTTTTTGACCTAAAACCTTGGCAACTGCAACGACTACTGCTCGAAACTGTGTAATTGCTTCTGGCACAATCGGAGAGTTCAGAGCATGTGCCAAAGACAGGCAGATGGCATAATATTCTGATAGCTGGTCTGGGCATTCTTTCGTGATCCATTGAACTATATTTGGAATTTGCCATCCCCCTAATTCTCTAGGTGCTAATGCTACTACTGGCAACTCTATTGCGTCCAACACATTTACTTTCTTGTTTGATATGTACACCAACATTAGAGATCTATACAGGCAATACAAGTATGTGACTATGGGATCAGACCCTCTTTCGGCAGCACCGTGTCCTGTGTTAAAGACACTTTCTATTTGTGAGAATATGCTAGAAAAACGGACGGTCAACTCTCTATCAACTTTCATGAAAATCTTAGCCGGGGTAAGGACTTCGGATCCTGCCAGGTAGACTCTGTTCAAATATGTAAACTTGACTGCTGAAACGATCGTTTTTGTCATATCAATTGTAAAACCTAAGTCTTTGTACACTTGAATGAGATGTTCTAGAAATCTTTCGGCTCGCGCCTTTGTACGCGGATCTGTAAGCGGAGTTTGCAAGTTGACGTAAATCACCGCGTCGTCTATTACGGCCATGGTTATCGCAGTTTCTTCAGTCCTCAATATGTCCTTCTCCTTGGCAGTTCGCACTACGTACATAAGAATATGAGAATGAAAGCCTGTATCTTGTGTTCCAGGAAAGCCCATAAATCCTCCGGTTTGCACTCTTTCGTGCTGCAAAACTCCTCGCTTGTCGCAAACTACCTCAATGTTGTCCCAGAAATTCCTCTGCACGAAAGGCTCCGGATTGTCCACTGTAGACATCACGTATTCTCCCCATTGATAGAAGAACTCACGGTTCATCTTGGGGCTCCACGAAGAAACATCTTGAGATGTGAAAATGCTAGCATGTGCCATTCCTGGAACTGCCCTTTGCTCCTTCGCCAATTTGTTCATCTTTGCTGTTAATGAATAACTAGATGCTCTCAAGGAAGGTCCAGGGATGATGTTGTTCAAATGTTGGCAATTTCTGTCATGTTCGG